GCTGTCTTCTGGTGTGTATAATGCATGACCTACCTCATGTGCGATGAACATGTCGATAACATCATTGCACTCATGCTCCCATGTAGGTAGAGTTAGGACTCTGCTGTATACTTCAAACTGTGCTGTCTCTACTGGACGATGCTCTACAATAAGATTCTCTGTAGCGAGGAGTTTAGCAAGTGATTCTTTGACGATGTTCATAATAGTTCGTGTCTTATACTATTCATTATAATAAGAAACCCTCCGCTTGGGAGGGTTGAGTAGACACTTTATCAACTGTCTACTTCTGGCACGTGCCTGTCGTAATGCTTGTGGTTTAAGGTGGCGTTTCTTTTCCTTCTTGGAATGATGCTGCCAGTTGGGGACTTTCATTATTCCTCCTTTGTTATAACTGAGAAGTTTTGTTTTTTCTCTACCATTAAGGTAGATGCAAACTTGTCCTGTAAGGATTCTGTTTTGTGTGAGATTACAAACACATTGGTCTTGTCAGACACAGTGTGTAGAATTTTTAGGAAGTCATCTGTTCCTGCAGTGTCCAGACTACTATCAAATATCTCATCTAAGATGAGTAGATTAGTATTGGCACTGTTCTTCATCTTAGCAATAGTTCTCCATGTAAAGAGAAGTGCTAAGTCTATTCTCATCTTCTCTCCTTCTGAGAAGGATGCGTATGAGAACTCATCTCTGAATCTAGATTTGATAGTCTCCATAAAATTCTCATCGAGTTCAAAAGAGACATAGAAATCTAGTTCCTTTAAATACCTATTTATCAGTTGATTCATAACTGGTAGGTACTTCCTTATTATAGTACTCTTAATTCCAGTATCTTTCAACATGTTTGTGACAGTATTATAGTTGTCACGTGTTTTTTTCTCGTCAAGTAGGGATTCCTCTACCTTTAATCCATCCTTTGCTAGTTGTTTAAGTTTGTCTTTCTCTTTCTTTAGACTACTATTACTACCAGTTGCTTCGTCTATCTTCTTTTCAATTGCTTTTATCTGACGTTTACGATACTGTATCTCTCTTTGTGATTCTGAGATTGCTTGCTGACAACGTGATAACTCTTTTGCAATTTCATTCTTCTCTTCTATTTTTACTAGGATACTATCTAACTCTCCTCTGAGTTTTTCTGTTGCTTCTTCAACTTCCTTGAGTTGATCAGTAATTCCAGATTTCTTATTAGTTCTAAGTTCTTCTGTGATTGTTTGCTGACAAGTCGGACAATGTTCATTGGACTCAAAAAATTTGTACTCTTTCTTAAATGATTTTTGTTTGTCTTTAAATCTACTTTCATAGATACGGAGTTGTGACAAATCAGTATCAACCGTTTGATATTCCACTAGGGACTCTTCATATGATTTAGACAAGTCAAGATCTTTATCTACAACAATTGTAATATCTTGTATCTCTTTCTCAATATTTTTAATCTCTGTCTTACGTCTTGTAGTGTTTGCATTTGATTGTTCTTTAAGATGATCTATCAATGCTTGTTGTGTCTCAACTTTATTCTTTGCTAGATCAAATTGATACTCTACCTCTCTGATGTTTTCTCTAATACCTTTACAACGTTCTTTTAGAATACCATTCATGGTAGAAAAAATACGAATGTCTAATAGATCTTCAATAACTTCTCTACGATTAGGTGGATTGAGTTGCATAAATGGAACAAAGCAAGATGATCCTAAGACCACCACCTGAGTAAATGATTTATAATTCAACCCCAGTATACTTTGCTCCAGATATTTTTGCTGTTCTAAGGTAGATGCCTCTTCCTTAGTTTTTGTATCATTGAGATAGATTTCAAACACATTAGGTTTTCGCCCTCTGCGTACCATATATTCACGTGAACCTATACTAAATTCTAACTCAACAAGTAGTTCCTTTTCATTCACAGCATTAACTAATTGCCCTTTAGTTATTTTACGAAAAGGTTTGTCGAATAACGCATAGCACATGGCATCCAGAAATGTGGATTTACCCGCACCATTTGCTCCGACTATCAATGTAGCAGGACTTGTATCTAACTGTATCTCACTAAACACATTACCAGTTGAAAGAAAGTTCTTCCAACGTACAGTTTTAAAAATAATCATTCAGACAAAAATTATCTAGGAGGAATTACGATATCATCAGGAGTGACAACAAAGTATTCATGTCCATGTTTAACACAAGCTTGTATGATCTCTTGATCATCAACTTCTACAACTGACATATCTGGAAAATCATCAGCTTCCAGAAGGCCAGCATAGCGTACTGCGTCGTCTTTGTCAAGGAACATGTAAACTTTACGTTTATCATTCTCATCAACAGCATAGGCACCTTCCTTCTCTTTGCCTGTAACTGCAAGGATATACATCATACTAACTCCAATGCCTCCACATATAATGACTTGAGAATATTTTTGAGTGCGGGTTTGTCTGAGTGCTCCATGTCATCAACGTATCTCTCTAATATTGTTAGAGTATCTTCTTTCTCTATATCTATCTCTTCATTTAGATCTTGTTCAAAAGATGGATCTTCAATAACTTTGATCTCATGCACTCCTGCAGCATACAACTGACTAATAAATCTTTCAAATTTATCTGTATCAGTTTTCTTTTCTACAATAATCTTGATAAATTTCTGAGAATACTCATGGTATTTAAACATACCTGTTTGTATATTGTCCTCATGATAATATATCTTTTCATATATTTCATATGGATTTTTTATAAACTCTAATTCTAATGTCTCAGTGTCAAAGATATGAAATCCACGTGCGTCTCTATAATCATTCCAATAGATCTGGTATGGATTACCTAGGTATGATATGTTACCTCTAGTGCTCTTACGATGAAAGTGACCTGAGAATACTTTTTCAAAATGTCTGTACGGTGCTGTGCTGTCACCATGATCCATGATGTAACCACGATGTGCTTCAAAACCATTGAGTTCTAGATGACCCATTGCTACAGGACATTTAGATTTCTCAATCAATGCATAGGTTTCTTCTGAGTTCTGTTGATTAATCCAAGGTATGAATAGGATAGGTAATCCACCTATCTCTACCTCTGTTGCCTTATCGTAGATATGAATATTATTATACTCGCCAACAATACCATCAAGAGTGTTAACGTCATTTGTGTCTTTAAAATATGCTGTGTGATTACCTACAAGAGAATGAACTGTGATACCCATGTCTCTTAACTTATCAAAGTATTCTGTCTTACTCCAGTTTGCTGCCCAGAGATCTAGAGTTCTACGATTGTCATAGGTATCTCCTAAATCTAAAACTGTGTCGATCCCGCGTTTTTTTAGTGTAGGAAAGAATACATTTGTGTAAAACTTATTAAAGAAATCATGGAATACACGACTAGATTTTCTTGCACCGAAGTGTTGATCTGTTATTATTGCTATCTTCATCTTGACCTCATTACTGGTGGTATCTTACCATACTGTCCCATACCAAAAAAGTTTAGTGTTAGTCTAGGAGATGATCCAAAGGTCTTTACACCATGATGTGTATTGCCTGAGAACAACACAAATCTATTGTATACATTCTCAATAGTTACTGTCTCTACATACTGTTCTTGCATAGAGTCAAATGCTTTTTCATATTCTGCGTCATCTGTCACTTGACTTTTGTAAATGCTTTCTTTCATTTTAAGTTCTTGTTCATATTGAAATGAGTATCCATTTTTTACTTTGTAAATTGATGTTCCTGTATCTGGTTCTGGATTTTTTGTAAGATATACTATACCACCGAACCAAGAATCATGATCTTGATGCACCCATCCTCTGTTCTTCTTGCTATATTTGTCTTCACAAAATGGCATAATTTTCTGGAAGTGTGCTTGTAGATTCCAATACTCTGGAATTTGATCATGAAATAATCCATGTATTTTCATTCCAAAGTAACTGAAGAGTCTATGATCTTCTACATCAAGTTGTTTAGTTCTTGTGCCTGGCCAGTTACCTGTATTGGGATTGTAAAATTTACACTTGTTTGCAATTTCTACAACCTCATCTGGATCTTCAAAAAAATTATCAACGATAGTAATAGGATATGTCACTTAATTTTTATCTGCACGTTCTCCTTAATTGTATTATAGTCTGAGGAACCTGACTTGTCATCTGTATGGAAGGCAACCTCATAACCTGACTTATCTAATATCTTGTTCTTAATTTCCAATTGACGTTTCTCTTTTTGTATTCTTCTAAGAAAAGCATAATAAATGATCTGAGTAAAATAAGCAAATGGGTTCTTAGATTTTTCTGGGTTAAAGTTTTCTATGTATTGCACACAGTTTTCAATGCCATCACATATCATATCCTCTCGGAACATGTAATTGACAAAGTTTGGTTTGTATGATAGATGTGTAGCAATCTTTAAAAAACATTCTCCAATGTAATTGCTGATCTGCGGACGCTGTTCACCCGCTTCCTTTGCAGCAAGACATTTCGCTTTGAATACAACAAGTGCTTCTAAGAATTCTTTATTATTTACATAATGCTCCGATACAACTCTTTTACGTTTCATGTATTTTGTACGTTATGTTTATATTTTATAACAAAAAAACCCTGCTGTCAAGCGGGGGGTTGACAAGATGTTGAAAAACCGTTACACTATGAGTGTGCGAATTCAAGGGACAATTAAGTACCTTTTTTAAATATCTTATCGAGTTTGATACGAGCTTCATCTACGGTAGAGATTTTACCCTTAGCGTCGGTTATAAAATCAGTATTAAGTTTCCTTAAAGACATGTGGTAGAATACCGCCACCTCTTCAGTCACTTCAACGATAGTAATAATTTTATCTTTAGGTATAACAAACTGTTCTTCTCTTGAGAATTTCATCCAAGGTTGAACTTTTGCTCCCGCCTGTTTGTTTGGTAATATAACTTCTTCTACCTCTATTGGGTT